TATCGAAAAGAATATCGTCATATTTTGTTGGTGTAAGTTTCACGATTTTTTCAATCGCGTAAATACCAACCAAAACATATTCCCAATTTGCTGCTATCCATTCACTCATTTTTATTCTCCTATATTTTTAGAACGACAATACGGCGTAATCGTAACGAAGTGTTAGATTTATATCCACTACATCTGTTCCGTTTGCAAAATCTAAATCATTAAAATTGGCCGTTTGAATAAAACATCCATGAAGTACCCATTCCTCTACTTTATCTCCAACTGGACCTAATAGATTGAATCTAATTTCTTTCTTATAGAAATCTGAATATCCATCTCTACCCGTTACAGATTCATGGTGTTGTCTAACCCATTCCATTACGGCTTGTGCTCCACTTGGAACAATAGGATCATAAAGAGTAACTTCTAATGGCTCCCATACACCTTTACCTTTAAGAAATCGTTTTACATTAATATGGTTTAGTTCAACTTCATCAAAAGTTATTTGGGGACGGTTCATTGTTTTTACAAAATAAGAAGGTATATCTTCTATATACATGATAAACCGATTTTTAGTCTTCGGTTCAAACGGTGTAAAAAAGATTTCGTCTTGATTTAGAATCTCGGCCATTTTCGTTCTCCTGTTAATGCCGTTCACATACTATTACATATATAAATATCACTTTAATAAAAAAAAGTGATACTCAAATATATTGTTTTTTGAAGTTTTATTGAAGTTTTTTATAGAAAGAAAAACCCCAACTAAAAATTGGGGCTTTTCATTATACGTTAGTGTTTGTTTATAAGTCAAACTTATTCAGGGAATGCTGCTCCCGTAGGTTGAATGATAAAGTCTAATACTATAAACTCTGCTGTTCTTGTAGGTTGAATAAAGATTTGTCCTCTTAATTCATTTCTATCAACAACGTCAGGTGTATTGTTAGAATCATCCATCACTACTTTAAATGCACTTAAACCACTATTAGCTTGTACGGAATTCAAAAATGGATTCACAATACCTAAGAAACGATTTCTTGTTGCTGCTGTGTTTTGTTCGAATACCAAGTACCTTGAAGAACTTGCAATGAACTTACGAAGTCTGATTAACAATCTTCGTACATTGATTCTATCAAGTGCTGATGGTTTCCCTTGTAATGTTTTCTGTCCAAACACCACTACTCCTTGTTGTGGGAATGAAGCGATTGGATTAACACGACCATCATAAAGAGTATCACGTTCTTTATGAGTTAGTCTTGTTTTTGCTTCCAATACTGAACTTAATCCACCACGATTCAAACCTGCTGGTGCGAACCATTCGTGTGCTACAGTATCAGTATTAGCTATAACACCAGGTATCACAACTGAAGGCGGAACCCACATTGGTTTATTCTTAACAGGATCAAGAATCTTAACCCAAGGATAATAAGTAGCTGCATAATTAGTATCTACTGATTTAATATCACTAACTGCATTTGTTACTGAACGGCCCCATCTTGAACCATCCAAAACATAAAATGCATCTGCTCTATCTTCTACTTTAGATATTGCGTGATTGGTTACCTGTGTATGATATTCGTGTATAATACCAGGTGTTACCAACATATTCATATCAAACTCATCAGGATTACTTACAGCGTTAATTGCTCGTTTGTACGCTACTGTACCACTTGTATTTGCATTTGTACAGTTAAGTCCTTGTGTGTTTGTGGCTGAAATATCATTACCAGTTGCTTTTACTGTAGTTGGATTATCACCATCAAATCCACCTTGAAATGGAACAACAAATTTTCTTTGTTCTTTTGCTGATAGTGTCATTGTAATTGCCTGTGATGCATTTGAATATGTATCGGCTCCAATTTCACTAGCATCTGCATGTCCATACATATTTTCTAAACTAAATACAGCATTAAGACCAGTACCAACTGAAGTTGGTGAAGGTGCTAAATATTCTTGATTATCTTTACTTTCAAAATCCCAACCATAGTATTCATTTGAATCAAATCTACCTTGTGAAGTATCTATATGATCTGTAAACTGGTTTGTTACAAAACTAGCACTTGGAACAGTCCCAGATGAAATTGGATTCTTAGTTGCTGCAAAACCGTGAGGTAAAGCGTCTCCACTAATACCTTCGAGGTTTGTTGAATAATCACTAACATAAATATGTTGTGATTTATTTGGCCAATCACCATTGTAAGTAAGTTTACCATTTGTGTCAATAGTTACATACCTATCACCAATTTCTCGTGGTAAAAACTTTACTGAATCTGGATCAAAATTTACATTTTGATATTCTTCTACTAATTCTCCATCATCGTTTTCACCTGGATTATTTTTCAATAATCTAAGTGTAAAATCACCATAATCACTACCTGCAATATCTTCTTGAACTCTTAAATCTGCAACTGCTAATTTGTATTTTTCATTAATAGCAGTACCGTGAGAACGAGTATTAACTTTAAACAAATTCTTTCTTGATCCACCAATCAATTGAGAAACAATATAAGGTGTGGTTGCTACACTATAATCATTTGTGAAATCTTCTCCACTACCACTTGTTAAAGATGCAGTTGTGGTTGAAGAAAATGATTTTTCACATTGAAAACGTTCAAAGTTTTTATACACATACAAGTCTTTATTTGTATCTTGTGGATCTGTACTAAATACTTTTGTGATGTAGCTATTAGAACCAGTATCAAACGATGCCGTATATGCTGTTGTTCCTACAGTAAATTCAAATGCATCCCAATGATATTTCGCTGCAGTAGAACTCATTGACGCACTTCCTGGCCCGTTAATATCTAAACTTGGACTATTTCTTGAAGGTTTTAAAACTGCTGCAACTCCGTTATGAGTTGAAGATGAAACACTAATATAAAGTGAATCAGTTTGATATCCACCGATACCTAAAACTCTTACTATTGTTACGGCAGGTGCACCATTATCAAAATATTCTTTAACTGTATATGGTACATAATACCGTGTATCTACACCACCAAAAGTATTTTCAAATTCAGAAAAACTTGTTAGGGTTGTTGGAACGAATGCTGGGCCCTTAACTGTTGGCCCGATTATTGCTGCTCCAATGTCACCAATCCCTTGTGGTAGAAATGAAACATCTCTTTCTCTTGTAAATACACCTGGACTAACTATTCGTTCAGCCATATTTTTTCTCCTATTTATTATCTTTTTTATTATAGATTACATAAAAAAACTTTTTTTTTATCTTATATAAGTATTAAGTCAACTTCCCAAAATACACATACTTAGAAGTTTTTTTTAATAAAAAGGTTAAGAAGATGGTGTAAATTCACCAGTAGTTATATCAAGAGAACCTTGACCATATTTGTCTTCAAGATTTCTTAACAAACTCACTTCTTCTTCTCTCTTTTGAGCGAAGTTTACTTCTAATTCTACTAATTGTTTTTCGGCATCCTCTATTTGTTGAATCATCTGATATTTTCTCAAATGTAGGGCCCCAATTGTAGACTGTATTTGTTGATATCCTTGTTGGATTTCACCCACCGCCTGAATCTCTTCAGTTGTTAATTTAGTATTTTTCTTTGGCATATTTATAACTCCATTTTTATAATATTTATGTTAATAATATATATAATATTAATTCTTTAAACTACTCTTTTATTTCTTCAATTTCCGTTAAAACTCTTAATGAATCTACTTCAGTTTTCAATTCTTTAATAGATTCTATCAAAATAGGTACAAGTTTATTATAATCCACTGCTTTAAATCCTTCTCTACCATTCAATCCATCTACTTCTTTCACAAGTTCTGGAATGACTTCTTCAACTTCTTGTGCTAACACACCAACATCGTGTCCCATATCTTCTCGTTTCCAATCATACTCAACACCACGAAGTTTCATAATATCGTCTAAACCATACTTTGTATCTGTAATATTCTCTTTAAGATTCATATCAGATGCAACGGTTGAAGAATAAGCAACCACATCAGCGTCTGCGTGGAATGTTCCACCCGCTGTAAATCTAAATTCTTCAATTGCATTTTGATATACACTAATTTGTCCACTTGAACCAGTTGCGAAACAAATATGATCACCTACATCATATCCAACTTTTAATCCTGTATTATATATTGAAGTAATAGCTGTCTGTCCTGGTGTAATACTTAATGTACTTCCATTACCACCACTAATACCAGTTCCTTGTGTTGCTAATCTTAAATTTTCTGAACCATCACCTTCTAAACCAGTTCCTGCGAAATCACTAACATCCACATCTAAAGTAACACTACTACCAAGAGTAACACTACCACCAGTTTTTAATCCATCTCCAGCAGTTACAGTTACGGCGTCTTGAGCTAATTTTGCAATTGGAATTTCATCATTATCAATTTCTGACACTATTACTGCTGCTAATCCATCAGAAACGGCAGCTGCGTCAAGTGTTCCACCAATAGTTGCATTTCCACCACAACTCAATGCAGAACCACTAACTGTTCCTGTAGATGTTACATTACCTACAGCTAAAGTTCCTAATGTAGCATCAGCATCAGTTGATAAATCTTGGTTTATAATTGAGTTTGCTTCTATCGTAATAGTTTTCAAACCATCTGTACGATTTTGTCCAATCGTAGTTCCATATACAGCAGAACCCGTAATTGTTCCTGTTGAATTTACATTAGTTACTCCATCTATAGTTCCACCATTAATATCTGCCGTTGTTACAGTACCTAAGTCTGCAATTGTAGTACCATTAAAAGTTGAATTTACATTAACATCAAGTTGTGTTGATCCAGCAGTAGTAATAAATGTTATCTGTTTAGTTGAACCACTTATGAAACTTAATGCATCTGCTAAATTATGTCCAAGAGTAATCTTGTTTTTGGTTGTATTACCACCAAAATTAATATCTAATCCGATTGCTGCGTCTGCAATACTAATACTATCAGCATCTATATCACCAACATTGGCAATGTTACCATCAGAAAAATCAGCTCCTGCGAATGTCGGTGATGCATCCGTTGTTAAATCTTGATTTACAGTTGAATTAGCCTCAATTGTAATTGTTTTTAAACCATCAGAACGATTCTGTCCTATTGTAGTTCCATAAACTGCTGAACCACTAACTGTTCCTGTAGATGTTACACCATTAAATGTTGGCGTTGCATCTGTAGTAACATCTTGATTAATTGTTGAATTAGATTCAATACTTAAAGTTTTTAAACCACCTGTAGTATTTTGTCCAATTGTTGTACCATAAACAGCGGATCCTGTTACAGTTCCAGTTGAGGTAACATTACCTACTGCTAAAGTACCTAAAGTAGCATCAGCATCTGTAGATACATCTTGATTTATTATTGAGTTTGCTTCAATAGTAATTGTCTTTAGACCATCAACTCTATTTTGACCTATTGTAGTACCATAAACAGATGAACCACTAATTGTACCTTTTGAAGTTATATTACCACCCAAATCGGCTGTAGATGCACTAATATTTCCTGTAAGTTTAAGACTTCCTGCGGAACTACTCATATAAGATGAACCACCACCTATCCATAAGGCTGTACTACCACTAATCAATCCAGCAACTCTTAGTTCTCCACCATCGATTACCAATTTATTAGATGAGTGAACTATACTCATATCTCCATTATTAAAATTAATTACTCCACCACTACCTATAAATAAATCACTAAACATTTTTGAAGTAGTACCAAGTGCTATATCATCACTTGTTACAGGTTCAATAGTTCCATCTGTAAATGCTACTTGATCAGCTCCTGCCGCTTCAAATGTAATTACATCATCTACAGATGCTCTAATTGATGTGTCTAAATCATCATCTAAATCTATTCTACCTTGTCCATCTAAAGTTAGATTATCTGTGTACACATTAGACCATTGTGTACCACTTGCACCTAAAGTAAATGCACTATCTGTAGCCACGGTAAGATTTCCTAATACATCAGCTGCTCCTGAGACTTGTAAACTACCCGTTACTTTATGAGTATCATCTGAGGTATCACCCAATATATTACTACCACTTGCAAAAGAAGCCGTTATATAACTTATAGATGAACTTACAATTATTTCTTGTGCTGTTAACGTACCTGTAAGTGTAGCAGAAGCAAATTGTACATCTGCATCTTTTGTTAAATCTTGGTCTACAGTAGCACTATCTTCTACGGTTAATGTTTTTGATGCTCCACTATAAGTTAATGTTCCACTATTTCCATCACCAACTGTAAGTGATTCATTCATTGTAAATGTATTTGTTTGGCCAGCGGCCGCTAATACTACATTTGTTCCATCACTTACGGTTAAATCTTCATTTAAAGTAAGTTGATGTAGTCCAGTTGCCGTATTATGTTTTATTTCATTAAAATGAGCAGTTGAACCACTAATACCACCTGATGCTGTTACAAACCCTTCAATGGTTAATCCAGCACTCATCGCAACTTTTTCTGCTGCATTTGTAGTAACAACTTCTAATATACCAGTCTTACCACTCGCATCAAATGACAATGCTGATGCGTTATTATCAATTAAATCTACATCAGTAGCTTGTCCAGTTAAAGTTATATCTCCTGTAGAAGTTAATCCATCGAAAGTTGGAGATGCGTCTGTAGTTAAATCTTGGTTTACAGTTGAGTTAGCCTCAATAGTTATAGTTTTTATACCATCTGTACGATTCTGTCCGATTGTTGTACCATAAACTGCTGAACCTGTTATAGTTCCTGTAGAGTTAACATTACCAACACCATCAATAGTACCACCATTAATATCAATTGTAGTAACCGTACCACCATCAGCTACGGTGTTTCCAGCGTTTGTCCAATTTCCAATAACCTCTGACATAACAACCGCCCCAAACGAACCTGTCGTTGCAGAAGAACCACTTAATTTTGCGTTATCTATTATAAATGCACCATTGTCTGCTGTTACTCTACTAAATGATCCAGTTGAAGTCATCGAACCACTTATATCTCCAACAACTTCCAAATCATTACTCATTTTTACTTTTTCAGAGTTATCAGTAGTGATTATTTCCAAAATTCCTGTTTTACCACTTGCATCAAATGACAATGCTGATGAATTATTATCTATTAAATCTATATCTGTAGCGGCGTTTGTTAATGTGATATCACCACCTGTTAAAGTTAAATCTGTAAATTCTGGTGAACTTGTAGTTAATACATTCTGATCCATATCATAGAGTACATTTGCACCTTGACCTGTATCAACTGTAGCAAAGGTTACTGCTGCATCTGTAGTTAAATCTTGGTTTACTGTACTATTAGATTCTATCGTTATAGTTTTTAAACCACCTGTAGTATTTTGTCCAATTGTTGTACCATATACGGCCGAACCCGATACAGTACCAGTAGAAGTTACATTACCAACGCCCAAAGTACCTAAAGTAGCATCAGCGTCGGTTGATAAATCTTGATTAATAATTGAGTTTGCTTCAATGGTTATTGTTTTCAAACCATCGGTTCTATTCTGTCCAATAGTTGTACCGTATACAGAAGAACCACTTACAATTCCAGTTGAGGTAACATTACCAACACCCAAAGTACCTAAAGTAGCAT